ACCAGAAAATCAAAGTGAGATTTTTTCTGATAAAGAAATAAAGGGTCTTTCAGAAATGTTAGCAGCAAGAGATAAAGATAAAGATAATAAAATGCCAGAAGGAGAAATAAATACTGCTCAGTTTATGGGAAATGTTACCCAAGGAGATTATCTTTCTGGAAAACCTCTTGGTTCTGCACTACATGATTCTTTTGGTAAAGCACAGTATGGACATTATGATCGTATGTCTGGTGAATGGCAAGCTGGTATTCCTGATGAAGAAGGCAACTATAGTCTTAAAGATACTTATAATTGGAATAGAGATCTAGGATCAGGTTTATCGTATATGATAGAAATGATAATGGACCCGTCAAAAGCAAGAAGTCAACCTAATATAGAAGGAATAGCTCACTCAACTGGACCAAGTGATAGAAGAGGTGAAGGACGAGAAATAGAAATAAATGTTCCTACTTATAATAATGATCCGATGCAGCAGATGAATCTTCTTTCTTCAAAATTAGGACCATATGATAAAGTAACTAGAGAAGGTATTGGTAGCTATGTAGTTGATAGAATGACTCCATTAGGACAAGGAGACTTACCAGGAATATATTGGCAACCTGAAGCTTTTACATCATCTGAAGGTAATGAAGTTGATGACAGTGATGCTAACTATGGTGGCTTTGGAGACTTCGGAGATGACTTTGGTGGTTTTGGAATGAAGGGTGGAGGACACATTTTTAGAGAGGTTAATAAATTAAAAATGAATGATAGAAATGCAAAAAATAATCTTTATGAAATGATAGGGATTAAACCTGTAGTTGGAAAACAATATGGCGGTGGATTGTCTGACGCATATTCAACACTAGCTAATCGTAGACAAAACATGTACGGTATGGGTCAAACTCCTTCACAGATGAGCAGTGTCTTTCAAGATCCTATAGAAACTTCAGCATTCTCTCCAGTAAATATGGAACAGGGTGGTGACATTGTAGTTCCAAAAGAAAGAATAATTAATGATCAACCACATCAACTCTCCTACATAAACTCAGAAGAAGCTAAACTACTTAAAGATCTAGGTGGTAGTGGTCGTAGGGTAGATGGTATCCCTGCTTATTATTATGGTAGTGGAGAAGATTCAGCAGATGAAATGGATCCTAATTTTAGTGACTTTGGAGATGATCAAGGATCATATCAAGATCAACTTGAACAAGCTATGTCTAGACAATCACCATCTTTAGCTAGTCTTGTAGATCAAGGAATTATAAGTAAAGATGAAGCTTATACAAGTGATCAGTTTGGCCCTAGTATTGCATTAGCAGCAGCACAGGCTAGAGCGCAGGATATTGAAGATAGTAAACAAACCTATGGTGGTTTTCTTGGAATAAATAGATTAGATCCTCGTATAGCTAGAAAAGAAATTAGAAACATACAAGACGATGATGTAGCTAAACTACAAGACTTAATTGATACTGATCAATTAGTAGGTGCTGGTATTCCTGTAGCTAATATGCTTGAGAAAGATTATGATCTTAGAACATTTAATAAAGGTTTACGTAGTGGGCTAGAACAGTATTCTCAAGGTAGTGCTACAAATAGAGATGATCCTAATCTTGGTGGTTTTGTAGATGATCCAGAAGGTGTAAAAGATTTTTTAATGGAACTAGAAAGAGCCAAGCCAGGAGAAACTATGGCTCAGTTTGCTGAAAGATATTCAAAAGAAACAGGAAGAGAAGCACCACTAGGAAGAATTGGGTTTAATCCTAGTAGTTCAAGAGACATGTCTAAAAATGCTGCTGATGTGAATGCAGCAATACAAGAAAATAATTTAAAAGGTGCTATACAAGGTTTAGGTTTATTTGGTGGTATGTTTACAGGAGCAGGAGGATTAGGTAATTTTACTCAAGGATATACAGGAGAGTTTAAAGGAAAAACTCCTCAATCACAAACAGCTTTTGGAGCAGCAGCTTCAGGATTAAGTAAAGGATTAGGATTAGATACTTTAGTTGATAAGTTTGGAAATATAATAAGTACAGGTAGAGAAGCTATCTTTGGGCCAAAGGAGTCTGAATTTAAACAACGAGAAGCAATAGCAAGAGAACAACTAGGAAGAGAACCTACATTAGAAGAAGTTAATAATATAAATTTATCTAGCTCTTCTATAAGTCCTTCAGATGTTCTTGGATTTGTAGATAATCCTTTTAGTGCTTTAGTAGCATTAGGAAGTGGTAAGCCTACAACTGCTGCTGATATTGCTAGAGCTAGAGAAGAAGTAGAAAAAGATAAGAGTATAAAACCAACAGATACTTTTGATTCTGAATTAGCTACAGCTACAGGAGCTATTATTCCTACAGAGAAAAATATAACTTCTTTAAATAATAATTTAATATTTGATAGCGGCAATGATCAACCAGAGCGTAAAAGAATAGTTAAGCCTGATACACCTAAAGAAGTAACAGAAGTAGTAGAAGAAAAAGAAGAAGTTACTACAGATGGTAAACTATCTAACAGAGCTAAAGCATCAGCCGAAAGTATAAAAAGTTTAATTAAATTAAGAAATGCATCGTCAGATGCACAAATAGATGCTATAATAAGTGATCTAGGAATTGACAAAGCAGGATTAACAGTATCTGAATTTTTAAAAGAATTAGGTATAGAAAGATAGGATAAGTAATGGCAACTGAACGTAATCCATATGAGATGAAACAAGAAGAAATAGCTAACGTAGTTCCAATGAAAGCAGAGGAAGAAATGGAAGCTACCTTTGAAGTTGATCCTACAGATGGTGGTGTGATTGTAGACTTCTCTTCAGATGATAAAGTAACAATGTCTGCATCAGAAGAAATTGCTGAATGGTATGGTAATCTAACAGAAACACTAGACGATGAGTACTTAGATGAGATAGCTGATCAGGTTATAGATAACTTTCAAGCTGATAAAGATTCCAGAGCAGAGTGGGAGTCTATGTTTGAACGTGGCTTTGATCTACTAGGTCTGAAGCTACAGCCGGGAAGTGATCCCTTTGATGGTGCATGTACAGCCGTACATCCATTGCTCATAGAGTCAGCAGTTAAGTTTCAATCCAAAGCATCAGCAGAACTCTTTCCTGCTAGTGGACCTGTTAAAGCAAACATCATGGGTAAGTCTACACCTGAGAAAGAGATGCAAGCTAACAGAGTACAGAACTTTATGAACTTTCAGGTAACTGAGCAGATGCCAGAATACTTTGATGAGTTTGAAAGAATGCTTTTCCATCTCCCCTTGATAGGATCTGCATTTAAAAAAGTTTATTATAGTGCTACATTAAAACGACCTGTCTCAGAGTTTATACCTATTGATCAGTTTTATGTATCATACTATGCAACTGATCTAAGAAACGCTGATAGGTACACTCACCTAATATATCGTAGTCCTATAGATATGGAACGAGATGTACGTGCAGGTATATACGATGACGTAGAATTACCAGAACCTAATCAAGAAGGATTGTTTACTGACTTTACTCGTAAGCTAGATACTATTATTGGTTTGTCTCCTTCTTCTGATAATGATCCACAATATGCATTACTAGAACAACACTGTTATCTTGATATAGAAGATACAGGAGAATCACTTCCTTATATTGTTACAGTTATAGAACAGTCAAGGCAAGTGTTAAGTATTCGTAGAAACTATGAACAGAACGACCAGAACAAAGAGAAGCGCAGTCATTTTGTGCATTATAGATTTGTTCCGGGCTTCGGTTTCTATGGATTAGGCTTGATTCACTTCCTAGGTAACCTCACCATGAGTGCAACTGCTGCCATGAGATCCCTCATAGATGCAGGACAGTTCGCCAATTTACCGGGTGGTTTCAAGGCTAAAGGGTTAAGGATGGTAGGCGATAATGACCCCATCTCTCCCGGTGAGTTCAAGGAGGTTGAAGCAACTGGAATGGATCTCTCAAAGGCTATTATCCCCTTGCCTTATAAAGAGCCTTCCTCAACTCTATTTCAGATGTTGAATTTTGTAAGTGCTGCTGGTCAGCGTTTTGCAGACAGCACAGAGCAAGTTGTCTCTGATGCTGCCTCCTATGGACCTGTCGGAACTACAATGGCTTTACTAGAAGCCAGTAGTAAGTTCTTTAGTGCAATCCATAAACGAGTACATAAGTCTCAAAAAGATGAATTTAGAATCCTAGCCAAGATTGACTATGATTATCTACCTGCTGAATATCCTTATGATGTTCCTTATGAAGATCGTAGTATATTCAAGAAGGATTTTGATGGACGTATAGATATTGTTCCTGTCTCAGATCCTAATATACCTTCCAATGCCCACCGTATGATGATGGCTAATATGGCCCTTCAAATGTCACAGCAGTCACCACCCGGTATGTTTAATCTGGAAGCTCTAAATAGAACTATTCTAC